AATTTTTTAAAAATATTTAAAATCACAGTTATTAATTTAGCTGTGATTTTTTTGTTACAAAAAGTGATAAGGCAGGTGGTTAAATTGATTGAAACATTAAAAGCAGGAGAAGTAAGTGCGATAGATTCAAAAACTGGAAAAGTGAGAGTGCTGTTAAAGGGCGATGATGATAAAACGACGGACTGGCTTAATGTATTGGTTCCTTATTCTGAAAGCCACAGCGACAATTACACACTTGGACTAGGACAGACTGTTTATTGCTTATTCTTTTCAGAAATGCCTGAACAAGGAGTTGTGCTTGGCTGTCCTATGCGAGGGTCTTCCAGCAGTGAAAGTGAGGTTAAAAGGACTTTTTCTGATGGTGGAAGCTGGAGTTATGATAAAAATACGTTGACTTTGAATATTGGCAAGATTGTAATTAATGGAGATTTGGAAGTCAGTGGAACTACAAAAACTGGTGGAAGTATTAATCTTAATACACATAAACATAGTGGCGTTATGATTGGTGGAGATAAGACAGGAGGACCTGAATAATGATAGGAAGTCTCGGAGATGTAATATTTGAAGTATCTGACAAGAAAGTATTTTCAATTAATAATCAGATAAATAGATCATATAAATCTAAAATTTCTGAACATAATCCAATATACGGTCCTGGTATGTTAAGACATCAAGGCAGAGAATTAACGGAAATAACTTTTGGGATTACATTAATTTCCTCATTACTACAAGAAACAACACCATCGGAACAGCTTGATAAAATAAAGACTATGTGGGAGTTCGGAGAGTATGGTTATTTAACATTAGGAGGGCAGACATTTGGAGCTTTTCCGTTTTTGATAATAGATATAAGTGAAAAGAATTCTTATTTCAACAGAGAAACTTCTGAGTTTGATTATATAAATTTAGACCTGACGTTAAAGGAATATATAGATGATCCTAAAAAATATAATCAGATAATAGAACAGTTAAAAGCTCAAAAGAAAGAGCAGGAAGAGCTTGTTGAAGCAGAAGCTGTGAATATTGAAGTCGAGCAGAAAACAAAATTACAGGAATTTGCGGAAAAAGTAAAAAATAAAGTAGATAGCACGCTTGAAAAAGTAGATAAAGCTATTCAGATTGCAGAAAATAAGAAAAACGAAATACTAAGCCAGCTTGAAAAAATCAAAAAAGATGCCAAAATTGATGAACTGATGAATTTAGTAAGAGCCGGAATGATTACAGCAGATAAAGTTAATGAAATGATTGATTATGCTAAAAATTTTGATAAAACAGATAGAGAAATACTAATGAATTTTTTAAGAAATCAGATTGGAGGTAAATGATGATATACGTTTCATCTAACGAAGAAATTAATTACGCTCCAAAAAATTATGTTGAGGAAGTTGTAACAAATGTTGGAATGCTTTTAAGAGTTTGTAAGGAAGAACAGCCACTTAACCGTGATTTCAGTTTTGACAGCGATTTAATAGATAAAAACATAAACGTTGTGGAAAATAAAATAATGTCTCAGTTGCTTGAGTTGTTCAGGAAATATGAGCCGAGGGCAATTTTAAAAACCACAGAAATAAAAATGATAGATAAACACAATAATGATTTTGATATTGAACTGGGAATTGAGGTGATAAATATTGGATAATTTTGAGGAATACGAAGCGATAGACAGCGATGCTTGGGAAATAAAAAGAGATATGATAGACAAATTTCAGGAATTGAGTGGAAAAACTCTGACTGAAGCAAGTCCGGAAACATTAATTTTTAGTACAGTTGCTTATCAGTTGGCATTGCTTGAAGAGAAATATAATGATGATATTAAGCAGAATTATTTGAGATATGCAAGAAATGAAAGGCTTGACCTGAAAGGAGAAATCTATGGGAACAGAGGTAAAAGGCTGGTAGAACAGCCTGCAATAGCAACTTTCAGATTTTATATATCTAGTGTTCAAGCAACTGACACAGTTATCCCAAAGGGGTCAAGAATACGTTACAATGAGCTTTATTTTGAAACAAATGAGGAATATAAGATATTAAAAGGAAATCTGTCAGTTGATGGAAAAGCTACATGTAATACACTTGGAATTATTGGAAACGGTATCCCAGTAGGACAAATAAAGGATATGGTGGACATTTATCCAAATTATTCAAAAGTAGAAAATATCACGGAAAGCAATTCAGGAACAAATGAAGAAGCGGACGAAAGCTACAGGGAAAGAATAAGGGAAATTCCTGAATCTTTCACAACAGCTGGGAGTTCAGGAGCTTATACATTCTGGACTAAAACAGCAAGTACAAATATTATTGATGTAAAAGTTCATTCTCCTAGTGCTACTAATGTAGATGTGTACATTTGGACAGATACTGGCACAGTAAGTCAAGAACTTAAGGAAAAAGTAAAGGCAGTACTCAATGAAGAAAATGTAAGACCACTAACTGACAATGTAAATATTAAAGAGCCAAACAAAGTCAACTATTCTATAGATTTTGACTACTATATTGATAAGGATAATGAAACTCTTGTAAATATAATAAAATCTAATGTTGACAAGACTATACAGGAGTTTATCAAATGGCAAAAAGAAAAGATAGGCAAGGATATTAATCCAGATGAACTGATTAAAAGATTAAAAATTGCCGGAGTAAAAAGAGTGGTATTAAGAAGCCCTGTATTCCAAAAATTGAATTTTAACCAGGTTGGAATAAATAACAGCATAACAAGTAACTATCAAGGAGTTGAAGAGTTATGATAACTGTACAAGATTTAAAATTAACTGACATTGCTGCAAAATCGACTCTTACAGATAAAACAACAAAATGGATATATGAATCAATAGATTATGCAATAGAACAGCAGAAAAATAGAATAATAAGTAAATTTTTTCTTGATATTGATAAATTAAGTGAAACGGAAATTGATTATTTATTGTGGGAATATCATGTAGATTATGTTGGAGAAAATGCCAGTCTTGAAAGCAAGAGAGAATTGGTAAAAATAGCAGTAATAGCCCATTTTAACAAAGGAACACTTGGAAGTGTAAAGGCTATTTGTAAAATTCTTTTTGGAAATGCAGAAATAAAAGAATGGTTTGAGTATGGTGGTCGACCAGGATATTTTAAAATATCTACTTTGGGAGAACTTAAAGATGAAAAAGATTATCTTAAAGTATTAGATGTAGTCAATGAATATAAGAATGAAAGAAGTTGGCTTGAAGCATTGACATTTGACAGGACTGCAGAGTTTGGAAAGCATATTGGGATATTTTCTGAAAAACTGATAATTAATATTCTGAATGAAAGAAACTTTGAACTTCCGTGGATGGAACAGAATTTAAGTGAAGGAATAATAAATGTAACTGTAAAAGAAAATACAATAGGGATTAGATAAGGAGGTAGTATGGCTAATTACATAGGTTGGATATTGACTAATAAAGGAAGGGAGCTTCTTGCAAAGGCAATAAATAACGAGACTAAAATAAATATCACAAAATTTAAGATTGGAGCTGGATACAACACAGGAAATGACAGGGAATTAACAGATTTACTGGATAAAAGAAATGAATTCCCTGTGAACAGTTACGAAAGAAAAGAAAATGGAATAGTGGAATTTACTTTCATTGTTTCTAACAAAACTGGAAGTGGTACAAGTACAATAACGAATTCATATAAAATTTCAGAGATGGGGATTTATGCCCAGGATGATTCAGGAACAGAAATTTTATATGCATACAATAAAGGAACAGATGGCGATTATATACCTGTTTACAATGGAAAAAATGCTATTGATATTGTTGAGAAGTGCATTATTATAATCGATCAGGCTGCTAATTTAAATGTAACAATAGATAATTCAATGACATACTTAACAAGAGAGTCGGCAGACAGAAGATATCTGGAAATACAGGCATTAGCAAAAATAATAGGTCTAGAATTTGGCGGAAACATACAGGACGTCGGCAATAAAACTAGAGGCAAGTTCTACTATGACAGTGTAACAAAATTTTATTACGAATGTATCGCGGACACAAATTTAACATATAACGATGTGTCAAAATTCAGAGCTATCTCCAACAAGCCACTTTCAGACAAATTAGAAAATTTATACGAAGTTATACCAGGAACTTTAAATGCAAGTCAGATTGCTGGCTTTTCTTCTGCAACATTATACAAGAAGGCTGGAATAGTCTTCTTGATTATAGACGATAACCAAAGGCTAAATGGGAGAACCGAGGGCAATGTAATCTTAACACTGCCAGACGGTTTCAGACCCAGAAATCGTACAAGCTTTTCAGGAAACACAGGTGCAGGACAGGCTTGTGTGTTCAACGTAGAAACTGATGGACGTGTAATTCTGATGTCAAACATCAAGTTATCAGGCTACTTATATTTCAATGTCAGTTTTTTAGCAAAATAATGAATAGAAAGGAAAACAAAGATGAATGTTGTAATTTATGATAAAAAAAGTCTTGAAGTAATAGCGAGACCTATTATTACCAATCTGGAAGATTTTAAAAAAGAGCCAACTTTATTTTTCCCAGATTTTAACAAAGAAAATCATATTTTTTCAGAAATTGAATACCAAAGTCCAATTTTAGAAAAAGGGAAATTAAGGGAATCTACAAAAGAAGAGTTGTACAAGGCTGGAAAATATACTTTAGCTGAAAATGAACTGATAGAAAACGGAAAAATCAAGGCGGTTGAATTATCTGAATTTGAGTATGTTGAAGACAATCAAGTCAAATACAGAAGGGGAGAAAAGATTGAAAAACTGAAAGAAGAATTATATCAGTTAAGGCTTGAAAGGGAGAAAAAACCTTTTGAGTTTGAAGTTAAAGGAACAAAGTATTTACAACATAACAGGACGATAGACCAAAGCAATATTACTAAAATATTATTCAGTTTAGTTCTTAGGTTTGTTCTCGGACTTATGGGTAAAATTGCTAAGGGTCAGAAATTGGACTTCACTCAAGTTATGGCTGATCTGATGAATACAGAGTACAGCAACTGGAAGTTCTATACCGAGGACGGATCCGAAAAGTATGTAAATGTAAGCGTTCAGAAATTTATTGAAATGAGTGAGATAATGAGGAGGCATACGACTGTTTCAATGGTTGCCGAGACAACTCTATCACATAGTTTAGAAAGTAAAACGGTTGAGGAGCTGAAAATGTTTAATTCTGAAACAGAGTACAATAAACTTTTTGAAAGTGAAATAAAACAAGGTTAGGAGGTATTTATGCAGTTAGAAAAAGATAAGCTATATATATGTTTCCACAAGCCCAAGAGACTGATAGGGCATTTAATAGCATTATGGACACTAGGTAAATACTCTCACTGTGAATTTATTTACAATGGTCAAATTTTTTTATCTAATCCTGGAGGAGTTAGGACAAGGAAATTTGAGTATCAGAAAAATATGGAAATTTACGAGCTTGATAAAAATATTGATCCTAAAGATGTGATTGAATTTTTTAGAACAGCTCAAGGTAAGGGTTATGATTATTTAGGAATTTTAGGGCAATTTTTCTATGCTGACAAGGTGCAGGATGATAATCGATTCTTTTGCAGTGAGTTTTGCCTTAATGCAATCGATTATGCTTTGCAGTTCACATTGACCTATAAAGGTAAATCATTAAAGGATAGGGTTGGCTATCAGTTCAGTCCCGTAAAGTTGTATAAGTATTTAAAAGATATGGAATTAATAAAAGAAAAGGAAGTGGAGTGAATGGAGCTAAGGAATTTAATTGGAATCGAAATTATGGAGCAAGGAAAATTATTAAAAGTAATAGACGCTGCGTTCGAAGATGAAAATATTGTTTTAGCAACTGAAACAGTAGAAAAAGATACAAAAGAAACTAAAGAAAAGGAAGTGGTATAAATGGACCGATTTGAAAGAATAATTGATTATCTGCTGAAAGTTGAGGGCGGATATTCAAATGATAAAAATGATAAGGGAGGAGAAACAAAATACGGAATCATTGAAGAAGAAGCAAGGGATTTTGGATACAAAGGAAATATGCAAGATTTAACAATAGATTTTGCAAAAAATATATATCTAAAAAAATATTACTTAGGA